ATCTCAAAGTCCCGGTTGTCCTGCGTAACAAGTGGGTTGATATCCGTATCCTTCCCGGCCAGAAATGTAATGAACGGCCTCGAGTTCACGCCCATGTCGTCTTTCCATACTGGCCTGTATGGTTCAATCCAACTCGCCCCAGACAGGTGCGCAACGTACTTATCAATCGGATAATACGCTACGTTATAGCCACGCTGTTTAGCAGTCTTCATATTGAAAACCAAGGGAGCGCCGTGTTCCACGAAGGGAGCCATCGTAAGATACATCGAGCGTTTTACCATTGAGCATGAAGGATGCGTGTACCTCAATATGTCGCCTTCTCCGTCCGGTTCTCCGCACCCGTCGTTTTTGTCCGTCACCTCCAAAAGAGTTCCAATGGCATATGTGTTATCCGACTCAGCCAACGCTTCCACCAGTTCTTCAATCCAGCCCCCTCGGCGCACTATAATGTCATTATCGAGCAATAGTATGTACTCGGTATTTATGAAGCCCCTTATGCCTTCATTGAGCATAGTACCATGCCCGTTACGTCCTCCCCTTTCCCAGATGCGGATATTGGGGTGACAATGAGACAGCCACCGGAGATGCCTCAGCGAATCGTCTTTCGAGCCTCCGTCAATTATCAGTATTGGAAGGTCAGGGTAAAATCGGAGCAGGCTTTCAATGCCTAAGCGGGTAACGTCTGCCGTATCCCGCTCGCACATAATCGCCGTTACATTCCATCCCATCCACGAATCCCGGTGGTACTGAGAGTAATCCCAATCCGGTCGGCTAAGTTTCACTTGTTTGCTCATGTCCGGTATATCAATAAGGCGTTATCCTTTGTGTCTGTGATATACCTCGAGCGCCCGTGCGTGCGCCAGAGGTTGATTAATGTTGTCCCGGTCATACCAGCCTGTTTATAAGTTCGAGCCTTTTCACATTCACCTTACTAAGCATAAGGCAGTCCTGAATGTACTCCCATGACTTGCCGACATGAGCCGCAGTATCAAGCTTCCCGGAGAGTACGACAGTCATAACCTCACGGAACTCCGCCGGGGTTTTAAATGTAAGCGCTCCCGGTTTTTGCCATTCCTCCCAATCCGGGACAATAGAAACCGCCCCGAAGTATGAGCCCTCAATCCACGCAATGTTTGACTTTGCCCGGTTGAACGGGTTGTCAGAAAGCGGAGTGTACATAGCGTAAGGCCGCATTGCGTAACCATTCTTGAAATAGAACAATACGTCAATACCCGGCAGCCGGAAGATATTGTTGTTTTCGTTCTGCTTTATGAACCAAGGGAAGAACCCCATGAACATAAACTGCCATTGCTTGTACTCAGCGGCCAGCGCACTAACCTCGTCTATGACGGTCATTAAGTCAAAGATGTGAGTATCAGACCCACGCCACAGGATGGTCGGAGAACGCTGCGGTGACAATAGCCTGTTCCGGGAGTTCTTGAAGATGTAGTCATTGAAGGCGTTAGGGATGACCGTCACATTTTGATTGTGAGCCGAGAATTCCCGCTTTAACTCCTCTGTCGGTACGGATACCACGTCGGCCAGCGTCAGCATCTTCTTGATATACTCCCGTACCTGAGCGTTGTAAAGCTCATGCCTTGGGTTCTCCGGCGGAACGGCCAGAAGGTTGTCGTCATAATCGAGCCACAATGGGACTCCGGCGTTTTTGACGTATTCGCAGACCTGTAGATGCTCAGGAAGAAATGGACGCTGAAGCATTATAAGGTCATAATTCAAAATGGTCTGCCAACTCATAATTATCTGGTCCCATTGCAGGACACTTATGGTTGTGCCATTCATCATTCGCTCAAGCCCCGGCGCAACTCCGCCAGCCCGGTAGAATGAGCAACTATCGGTTTTACTTGGTGACAGAAATAAGATTTTCATTATTTAGTTTTGATTTTAGTGCTAAAGTCGTCGCCCGAAGGTGCGGTAATGCCAGCTTTTTGGTATAGGTCGATAGCCCCCATATTTTCCTCTCCTTCTATTAGGTCAATCTCACTCTCCGGGTCTTTGACGTAAGGGTTGAGCTTGATGGCCGTTTCCTTACTCATAATTCCCGCATCTATTGAAAGCTGAAGGTTCTGCAGAAGTTCAGAGAATGCCGCCGGAATGTAAGGGGTGAGTTTTGGCACTATCAAAGCCTTCTCCGATACGTCAGCAAAAGATGTGTCAATTAGTTTCCCTATTGCGTTTTTCAAAATATTCACCCGGCGCTGAAGACCTATCCCGAATATTTCCTCTTTTCCACGCACGGCCATATGCGCATCCATGAACATCAATTCAAGCGCCACCCCTGAGAGGTTGCCAACGCCCTGTAATCTTTCAAAAGTA